CAAGAGACATACCACAGCGTCTTCTTGGCATCCTGCTCGATGGCATCCTTGTGCCCGAGCCTCCAGAGATACGCCACTGCCGTACCCTTCAGAAACCCCCGCCACTCATCCTCGGTCAGCATCGACCGTATGGCATCAATACACTCAATCCCGCCCTTCTTGTAATGGCTTGGGTTTACGGGATCGCTTCTTTCGCTTGGCGTGGCTGATTCGCGCCATTCTCTGATAGTGCTCTCTAGGTCTGCGCTTTTTATCTCCGCTAGCAGAGCTTCCACCTCGCTTGCCGATAGTGGATAAGTACTGTTTGACGGCATCCTCATTAACCTCCATTACTGAAACTCCCTAATACTTCTACAACTCGTTCGATCACATTATCCCACGGAGCCACCATGTTGCTGCGAGGGAATATCTGAACGCTCGGGTACCACAGGCTGCGACCCTCTTTGGTGTTGCCCCAGTACCACAACTTGTTGGCGTCCATCAAAAGAACCGGCACGCCCAGAGCGCCCGCTAGGTGGACAGTGGAACTGCTGATCGAGATCACCACATCGCACTGCTCGCACAGCGCAGCCAACCCCTCAAAATCGCCCCAGAGGTCCACAGAGGCGGTCACCACGTTCGTCCCATGGGTACGGTTGAACTCGTCCATCGCCCGCTTATCGCTGCCGTATTGCAGGTTTAGGATGTTGTAGTCACCCTTCAAGATCGGCATCAACTGCTCAAGGTTGACGCTCTTATGAGGGCCAATCTTGATCGCCGTGCTGATCCACGAAATACCCACCGTCAACTTGTTCGGGTCAAGCTTCAACTCCTGGCGGGACTTCTCAACCAGTTCCGGGTCGGCCTTCAGATACCGCCGGGCTGCATGCGCCGGAATGTCATCCAGTTCCTGAATGAATGTGCTCCCGATACTGGCGAACGGAATCTGCGTTTCATGTAACGCAGCCTCCACCTGATCGAGGTTTGACATGAAGTTGATGTCGGGCATCGACCGCTTGAAAAGGGGAATCAATCGCGAGTCCAGCATCGCCGTCACGTAGTCAGCCTGCTTGCGAATCGCCGGCAGTAAAGACCCATAGATAATCTGATCCCCAATACCCTGCTCGCCCCAAACCAACACCGACTTCGACGGACTGCCAGAAAACCACTGCGGCTTTTCCGTTACCAGCTTGCGGCTCTTGAACCGCTCGCTCAACCACCGCTTCTCGTACAACGGCCAGCCCGTCTTGAAGTCGTTCATCTGCAACGACAACAACCCCAAGATCCAGTTCGCGTTCGGGTCGTTCGGGGAGATCTCGTTCGCACGGCGGAAGTCCGCGAGCGCATCCTCGTACCGGTGCATCTCCCAGTTCGCAGCCCCTCGCTGAATCACCGCGTGCAAGTACGTTGGATTGATCTCCAACACCCTGTTGAACTCCACGATGGCATCGTCGTACCGCTGCTGTGAGGCGACCACAATCCCAAGGTTCACCAGATCATCCGCCTCTGGCTTCATCCGCTTGAGCGCAGACCGGTAGTACCTCTCGGCTTCCTGAAACTGGCCCTTGATCTGACAGAGCCTGGCTTTCGCACGGTACGCAATCGGATCAGCCGGTGCCATCGCAATCGCCAGATTGCACAGGTCCATCGCCTCTTCGTACTTCTTCGCCTGAAACCGCTGCTCGATCTGCTTGATGATCTCTTTGTGGTTTTTCATATGATGGATGCCACCGCCATCCACTCCTTCCCAAACTCAACGTCGCACCAGTCCTTGAACCAAGGACCGCCCCTCGTGAAGTGAACTGCTATCGGGTCGGGCTCATCAGCCGGCGTGTACCACCCCTCGAGATAGTTGTACGACACCGGCAAGTGACCAATCACATCATCACTAAGCCACTCAAACCTGTGAAGATAACTCGGCGTTGCAACATTCACAATCTCTGGCGTTAGTCGCTTAACTTGTTCATGCTCACAGTTGATGAACATGAAGGAACTCCAGTTCTTGCGAGGGTAAAGATGCTGCGGTCGATGGTCCATTTTGATCGCTTCGGTCGGCCGGTAATCGTGCGGTACAACGAAGCACGCTTTTGTCCGGTCGGCGTAGTCAAGCAGTCCCGCGATGTCCCGCCGGAACAGAAAATCGCAGTCGCAAAACAAGGCCCAGCCGGTATACCCCGCGAGGTATGGAGTCAGAAACCGCGTAATGCTGAACTCCGTAGACGCCATCGCATCGACGCCACGCCAATAGATACCCTTCTCGCGCAGCTCGTTCTGCTTTATCGGAACGATGTCTAAGGGAATCGAACTCGTCAGCTTCAGCGACTGCTCGCATACTTGATACGCCACATCCTCGCGGCTGTCGTACCCGATAAATACTTTAAGCATTTAAGAAAGCCTCTTTACGCGCCGGCCCCTTGTAGTGCAGCACCTTCGGCACTTGATCCGGTAACCGCCTGTCGGGCAGGCAGGCATACTCGCTCTCCTCGATCTCGCCCGCCAACTCCGGCAGTAACATGTGCGAGTACACCTTCAGCGCCTCTTGATCCCCGTACCACTTTCGTAGCGGCTCGTCCATGAACCCCATCAGAATCGCCATGCACTTCCACGCATGGTAGTTACTGGTAATCGTCATGCACCCAAGGTACGGGTACAACGTACCGAGCGGGATGCCGTGGTACTTTTTGAATGCACCGTCCCGCTGCTCCCCATTGAACCCCGCCTCGCGATCAAACGAGCGGCGGCAGAACACCACCTCGCGCTCGCCCAACACCGCAGCCGGGGAGAACGGAAGTACGAACAGCATGTCCGTGTCGATGTACGCGGCAGGCTGCGTAATCTTCGCATCCGCAAATGCCCGCGTCCGCCAGTACATGATCTGCTCGTAGTTACCCTGCGAGTACTTGTAATCGTCAACGCCAGGAACCTGCGGAGTAGCATCGTCCGTGCACATCGTGACCTGCGAGTCCGGCATCACCGCCTTCAGCGACTGTACCATCTTCGTCGGGAACGTAATGTCAGCACCAACGTGGAAGAATACAAAGCGACTCACTGCTCACCCTCCAGAGGGTCTTTCACAACAACAATCGACGACTCCGCAGAATGCGTGCCGTACTTCACCAGTAACTCCGCAGCCCTCTCGAGAGTCTGCTTGCGTACCAATACCGCCAGCTTGCACAAGATCTGCGGGTGAGTCTTCGGGGTCAGCGGTCCAGACTGGTCGTACTCTTCAGCGACCTTCTCAACAAACGCCCAGTTGAAAATGTCCAGCTCTCCAGTCGGGCCAATCTTGCACCACACCTTGTCCTTGTCCTCAACCTCGATCTTCTCCATGTAATCAAACTCGCTCATTTCACATCCTTCCGTATGACCAACATTTGTGGGTAGTAACTAAACTCTTTGACCGGCCCTCGCGCATCAACCACACGCATCAGCGTGTCCACCAAGTCCAAGATGCTGCGCCGGTCGTTCACTGCGTTCGGATCAAAGTGGCTGCGGAACTGCTCAGTGTACGCCTTATTATAGGTACACCGCAGATCCTCAATTACGTAGTACCCGCCGGGTCTCACCCAGTCCCAGCAGTTCTCAAACATCGCAACGATCTGCTCCGAAATGTGCGAAGCATCGTCAATAAAAATGTCAAAGCAAAAGTCCGGCGCTTCCATCTTCGCTGGGTCGTCAATCACAATGTTCACGTTATGCAAGTTCTCGCATAACACCGCGCACTCCGGGCGGATGTCGTAGCCGTAGATCGTAGAGCCTGGAAGGTAATTCGCGAATGCCCGCAGGCTCGCGCCGCATGCAATCCCCGCTTCAGCAATCATAAAGTCGCAGTCCGCTCGAGGAAGATCCTCTGCGCGAATCAGCCGGTCGATGAGGCGCTCGTACACATCAGTGTATCGGTGCTTGATCGTGCCCTTGTCGCTGCCGTATAGATCGCACAGCCCGGTCAGCGTCATCTCCCGTAGGTTCACCTCGCCCGTGTTCGGCAAGTACTCTTCCGGCTTGACGGTATCCAGATACCGACGAACGCCGCCCCTCGACATCGGATCAATCATGCTTCCTCCTGCGCGTGAAATACATGAACGCCTGTCCGATTAAGCGGTCGTTTATGGCCGCTCATGTCTTCTTGATCCCCTGTGCGAGAGCGAAAAACTTCTCCAATTTCTGCACTGTGATTTCCGTGCTGTTAATTCCAAACACGATCCCGGCTTTCTCGGCAAGTTTGATCACGTTATATAACTCGCCGCCTTCAAGCGAACGGGCGCACTCTTCGCAGTGTGTTTTCTTGCGTAGCCTTGGGTAAAGGTTGCAGTAGTCACAAGTCAATTCCTTGTCCATCCACTGCCAGCCAAAACATATCCGCATCATGGCACG